TGAGCGGAGAGTTCTTGGCATGTGGCCAGAAGCACGACCGTGGCACCTGCCCCATGAGTCGCGCTGGAAAGACAGGTGGCTCGTGGTCGACTCGACCGGCTTGAACGAAGAGGACCATGCGGATGCGCTGAGGAGGAACATCGATCGGACGCTGAATCGCCTTGGGTGGGAGACATGAGCGCTATGGGACGAGGAGCAAAGGCAGCTCGATGCCTTACAAATCGAGACGGGTGGGGCGAGTGACCTGGAACCCCGAGAAATTCCGTCGCGCTGCGGTCGTAGAAATTGCGAGAGCGCTCAGGGTTCGCGGCATGCGAGCGACCAATATGCAGAGGCAAGACCTCCAACAGGAAGCGATGGCCAGAGCGCTGGAGAAGTACGACGCGACAAGAGACCCGAACGAGCTGGGGCCCATCGTGCTGATTCGGTGGAAGGCGATCGATGTGGTGAGCGACGAAGCGGCCAGGCGTGAGGAGGACGAGGTGGTTTTGGACGAGAGGCATATGGCCGGGGTGTGGGCATGAACGAAAACTATCGCAGGAAGTTGCAAGCGAGTAGGACCATTCTCCGACCAGACCAGGAACGAGAGCTGGACGACTACTTCAACGGTGGACTCGAGGTCGCAGCAGGCGCCAAGTCGTCGCTTGGTCCGCAGCTTGACCAACTGCGCGATGGCACGGCTGGGTGCCAGCGTGGCACTACGGCATCAGACTTGCATCGCGGGGCCTTAGCCGTGGCTGCTAACCGAAGGATGCACGCCATTCTCGGAGGGGTGCAAAGGGGGAGCCCTGTCCTTTTCCAGGTACTGCGCGCCATGTACCACCGCGGCGCCACCGCCGCACTTCGCGAGTTGGTCCCCTTCTTTGGTGGCGATTTTCGCGCTGCGCGCATCGCCGCTGAGCGCGTAACCCTGCCGGCACCTGGGGCCAGCGGCGTCCGGCTGCTCAGTCAGCTGTGCCACCGGGCCAACAGCGGCAACAAGGACGCCAAGCGCGCCGTGGCTGAGATGCGTCGTACCATCGAGCGCGACATCCGCGCCGCCGAGAAAGAGTTCGTCAGTCACTACAAGCTCTGGGTGAAAGAGAACGTGGCGCGGAAGAAGAAACAACGGGAGCGGCGATACTATGCGTGACGCGGAATGGATCACCCTCACCGAAGCGTGCCGCCTCGTAGGCTGGTGGGACGAGGACGAGTCAGCAAACGACCGCGCGCTCAACCGCCGCATGATGGAGCGCCACCTGCGCAGTCGCGAGCGCAAGTCGAGGCGACCCACGCGCAACGGCGAGCCACGCAAGCCGGTCACGCTTCTGTTCGACCAGCGCGACCCTGGCGCCACGCAGGCCAAGTGGCGGACGACCGAGGCGCTGCTCCGTCGACACTGCTCCAACCTGTTTGACGCCAATGCGGACCTGTTAGCTGGCATCGCGTCCAGAGTTTCTGCATTGGAGAGTCGTTGCGCGGACTTAGAGGAGCGACTGGCCATGTATGAGGCCACGTAACGTGTCACAAGTCGACACGTCGCAGCGATACCCTATCACACCGCCCCGACGCTGGAGCTAATCTACAGCTCGGCTCTGCGGCGGAGCTTTCCGATCGCGAGCACAGTCCAAGTGACCAAGCCCGAGCAAGTCACAGAAGCGTGCTGCCGTCTGTGGCACCCCGGCGCCGAGACGCGTCAGTGTGCTGCAGCCAGGCTCGCACAGCTCGACGACCGCTCAGCGCTGCTTCACCTGAGGCGAGCACTTGAACGCGAGGCGGACGACGGGGCACGCGTAGCCATCGAGGCTGCCATCACCAGCCTGACCAGCTGAAGACAACCAGGCCTGCGGGGGCGGGCAGACATGGACCAGATCATATCGCCAGGCGCGAAGGTAAGGATCGTCGACATTGGCGCACGCCGGAATGTGGACGAGCCCATCTACGCGCCACTGCAGGCCAATAACTACGCACACGTAGTGGCCATCGAGGCAGACGAGGACGCGCACGTACAGAACGCGGACGAAGCCATTCGCGCGGTGATCGGAGATGGTGGCCCGGCAGAGCTCAACCACTGCGCGTCGCCGTACATGACGTCACTGCTGCGACCTTGGCAGATGGTGGCGCAGACATTCCGCAACCTCCCTCGCTGGATGCAGGTTCAGCGGACGGAGCCGGTGCAAACGACGCGACTGGCCGACATTAAGCAAGCCCGAGAGGCGCACATGCTATGCCTGGACATCCAGGGTGGTGAGCATGATGCGCTTGAGAGCGCATCCCTGGACAGCGTGATGCTGGTCCAGGCTGAGGTGTCATGGGTCCCGATCTACTGTGGCCAGCTTGACGCATCATCGCTCATGAGCCTGCTAGGCCGCTCGGGCCTCGTTCCTCACAAGCTGCTCAAGCAGAACTGCCACATGGTGGCCCCACTGGCTCCGTACGGTGGTCAATTCGGCAACTGTGGCCAGCTGGTCGACGGCGACATGGTCTTCATCCGCGACTGGCGGACGTGGGACCAATGCACAGCCGAGCAGCTCGAGGCCGCGGCTCTTGCGCTGGCGTACTGCTACGAGTCGTACGACCTCTCGACCCTCGCGCTGCACACGCTGGACGGGCGAGACGGAGGCGATCGCGCTGAGCGCTACTGCGCATGGCTTCGAGGCCACGGCGCCCCGGTGACGCTGGAGGTCGCATGACCACCGCGACCATCGAGGAGCGCCTCGAGTTTGAGCACGGGACCGGGGTGGTGGTAGACCATCTGCTGCCTGGTGGCGCGCTCGTCACGCAGGGCGACGCCATCTTCCGCGTGATCCGCCACCTTGGCATGGGCGACCGCCATGGCATGCAGCTGGCGCCCATAACCGATGACGACGTGCCAGAGTCTGGCGAGCTGAAGCTTGGTCGCGATCTCCGCGGGGTGAGTGTCTTCGTCCACACCCCTACCTACAATGGCTGGGTGGCCACCGAGTACTGCTTTGGCCTCATCGACGCCATGATGTCCCTCGGCGTGCGATTCCAGGCCAAGTCGGAGATGGGACCGCTCATCGCTCGACATCGAGACGAGCTCACCACGCAGTTCGCGGAGGGCGACGCGTCTCACATGCTATGCATCGACGCTGACATCTGCTTCGGCGCTGCGGACCTAGCTCGGCTGCTGGTAGCTGATCGTGACATCGTCGCCGGCTGCTACCCTCGCAAGAACAGCAAGCGGGACCTACCCGCGGCGCGCGCCACCGAGGTGGAGCCATCGAGCTCCCCGCTTGTCTCGGCCAAGTTCGCGCCGGCCGGCTTCATGCTGATCAGCCGCGATGCTATTCGGGCGATGGCCGAGCAGGTCGACGATTCCGAGTACTACGCCCACAACGGACGCGCGGTGCTGCCGTTGTGGCATGCGCCCAGGGACGAGAACGGGCGCCAGAGCTTCTGCGGCGAAGACGTCGCATTCTGCCAACGAGCGCGAGCCGCTGGCTTCGACATATGGGTGCACACTGACGTGCGCCTGAAACACTACGGCATGCATCACTACGAGTTCGACCCCGGGCCCATCAAGTGGATGGGCGACCGACCCTCGTAGCATGAGCGAGCCATCCCACTACGCGACGTCGGCGGTAACAGGCGGACCGGGACATGGCACGACACTCTACCCAGACCAGACTCGACGCACTCGCGTCGTACGCCATCAGTGGCAACGCGTCAGACGCGGCCCGCAAGCATAACGTTGCTGGGCGCACCATGCGCCAGTGGGTGCGAAAGGCCCTGAGTGGCGAAGACCACCAGGGCAAAGAGATCCTCGACGATGCCGGGGACGAACTCCGCAGCCACGCCATCGACGCGGCCATGCGGATGGCACTCGGTGTGATCGAGGAGAGCTCCACTCGCTTCCACGAGGAGGCCGAAGCTCCTGCAGAGGCGGAGAACGGGCGATTCGTCATGCGTCCCGACCAGCGCCACCAGTACGGCAAGATCGTTCTGGACGGCGCCAAGATGTTCGTCACTGCTCACCACAAGCTCGAGACGCTCGACCGCGCCGATGTGGTACTTGAAGAGGAGGGCGACATCGCAGCCAGAGCCAATGAATTGGTTCGGCGTTCGTTCGGTGCTGTGACGCCTGACGTGGAGCCGGACGAGGGCTCTGAGGATGCGGCTTAGCCGAGAGGCGGCCAGGGCACTCCAGATCCTCACCAAGGCGCTGCCGAAGCGCGAGTCCGATGCCCTAACCGCTTGGCTCGGCACGTTCTACGCCTACCAGCGCGAGTGGCTCCTCGACCTGAGCAGATTCTCGCTGGTCAACAAGTCGCGTCAGATTGGCGCCTCTCACACGTACGCTGCGCAAGCGGCCATGTGGTCCGCGTTTCTTGGCGAGACCACCACCATCATCAGCATGGGCGAGCGCGAGGCGCTCGAGGTTGCCGACAAGGCCAAGCGGCATGCGAAAGTGCTGCACCAGCTGGGGTCGCAGCTCGCTCGCCCCACGCGGATAGCGTCTCAGGAGATCCGAACCGCCTCCGGCGGCAGGGTCATAGCGCTACCAAACAGCAGTGGTGGCCGATCCTACTCGGGCAACGTGATGCTCGACGAGGTGGCGTATTACCAGCGCCCCGAGAGCACATGGGACGGCGCCGCAGCCGTCGTCATGCACGGCTTTCGGCTGCGTGGTTTCTCGACTCCAAACGGGGTGGGAAACTTTTGGCATGATCTATGGGCCAAGGCGCCGGAGCTGGGATACCGGACCCACGAGATCACCATCGACCGAGCCCGCAACGACGGACTCAAGGTCGACGACGACGAGCTGTGGCGCATGGCGCGCGGCGATCCACGGCTGTTCGACCAGCTGTTCCGCTGCAAGTTTCTCGACGGCATCAACCAACTCATACCCGCTGGTGCCATCGACGCATGTAGCGTCCCAAACACCTACAAGCCGCCACCGGGCGAGTGCTTCGCCGGCCTAGACCTTGGCCGCGATGCTGACCGGACAGAGCTAGTCATCATCCGCATCGCTCCGGACGAAAACGGAGTCATGCGCGCCTGGCACCAAGCCTCAGAGTTCTGCCGTCGCACGGACGATGCCGACATCGACCGACTGGCCCACATGGCTTTTGCTCCGCCTTACAGCTGCCGGCGGCTGGCCATCGACGCGACTGGGCTGGGCACGTTCCCGGCCGAGAGACTCCAGCGTCGCTATGGGCAGATGGCCGTTTGGCCGGTCCAGTTCACGCTCAAGTCAAAAGAAGAGCTGGCCACCACGATGCATCACGCATTCGTCAACGGCTGGGTTCGCATCCCCCAAGACGACACGACTCTGCGAGACGAAGTCGCTAGCCTGCGACGCGAGGTGACCACCGCTGGCAACGTCAGATACGACGCACCGAGAACGAGCGAGGGCCACGCCGACCGTGCATGGGCGCTCGCTATGGCACTGCACGCGACGTCGATGGTGGGCAGGAAATACGAGGCTCCCCGTTGAACCGATTGCAGAAAGCGCGCGGAGACCTTGCGGGAGCTGACGACGCTGTGCGTCTGGCTCACGAGGCGATGTCGCCACGGGCGCGAGAGTTAGCAGAGCTGGAGCGCTGGCACGATGGCACCCAGTACGAGGGGCAGCCGGATTGGTTCACGGCCACCGAAAATGCTCTGTTCGAGCGCGCCCCGTGTATCGTCTACCCGTTCGCGCGAAGTGCGATCTCGTCACACGTGGATCTAGTACTTGGCGATGGCCGATTCCCGATCGTCAGCGCTGGCCTCATCGAAGCTGACTCCCCACTCGATGGCGAGGATGAAGATGCGGACGATGATGACCGGGCCATGCTCGACCGATTCATCGTCGAGACGATGCGGCAGTCGAAGTTCGAACGTGCTGCAAGGCACGCGCTGTCGGCGGCGATGCACTCGCGATCTTCGTGCCTCATCTTCGGAGCTCGCAACGGAAAGCTGTTCGTTGACCTCGTCAAGTCGAGGTGGTGCGAGCCAGAAAACGATGACGATGGCGCGGTCACCAAGCTGGTGATCCAGTACCCATACACGCAGGCCAAACAACGCGACGACGGGCATTGGGAGCTGCGCGCCTACCTATTCCGTCGCGAGATCGACGACGAGAGCGACAAGACGTACTACCCACACGAGCTGGGCAAGGGTCGGCAGGTTGAGTGGGTGGTTGACCCATCGCGCACCGTGACTCACGGTCTCGGGTTTTGCCCGGTTGTCTGGTACGCCTTCGAGAAGGGATGCGGGGTTGAGGGTCGAATCGATGGCAAGGCCATTCATGAAGACCTGCTCGACGAGATGTACGCGCTCGACTTTGCGCTGAGCCTACGTCATCGGTCTGCGATCTATCTCGAGCCGCAAATCTACGAGACTGGTGTAGACCCAGGATACAACCCGACCGAGGCCAAGCGAATGCCAGCCGAGGTGATGGCCACCCGGGCGGGTGGCGCACCAACGGCGTTGACGGGGGACAACCCCATCAACGGCGCATACGTTGCGCGCAACGCTGGTCAGCAGACAGCGCGTGCCAAGTCGCCAGATCGAATCTGGCAGTACGAGAACCACCAGGCCAAGGTCGGCATGCTGGCGCTCGACGCCAGCGCGCTGAAGGCGCTTGATGAGCACGCCCGGGACCTGCGCGCAAAGCTGGCCGAGTCCGTATCCGTGGTGTTTCTCGACCCTGGCGACATCAAGCATGCCGCAGCACTATCCGGCAAGGCGCTGGAGACCCTGCGGAGCCGGCAGCTAGCGCGCTGTGACCAGATCCGAAGCGACGTTGAGGATGGCCTCATCCTGCCAGGCGTAGCGATGCTCCTGCGCATTGTGTCCACGCTTGGGAGCGGCAAGGTCCGGGTGCCTGGGATTGCCAGTGCGCTCGATTTGCTCAGCAGATTCTCGGAGAGCGAGGGCAGCCTCGTCCCCGAACTGCGCGCCACGTGGCCGCCGTACTTCGACATAGACCACGACGAGATCCAGAAGGTTTCCGAAACGGTCCGCGCAGACCTCGACGCCAACATCATCACGCGCCGAAACGCGGTGGCGAAGCTGGCCGACTTCTACGGGATCGATGACATCGAGGCCCATCTGGACCAGCTGAAAGAGGACGCCAAAGAGGCGCGCGCTGAGATGCATGAGGCCATGAAGGTCGCAGCTGGCGAGAGCGAGGACGAGGATGGGGCTGGAGAGGGCACACCGGGATCTTCTTCGATCGGAGGGGGAAGCCCGCCTAGTTCTCGACGCATCGACGCGAGCGGCTGAGCGAAACGACTACGACGAAGAGGCAGCGGCAGCCCTGTTGCTCATGCTCCTGACGAGAGGATGGGGCAGGGCGATCGCCGATGCTCGACTCCGAGCTGCGGTCACCGTTGCAGAAGATGTTCGGATTGCCGAGGATCTGCCCGCTGGGCCCCTTCCAGGGGCTCGCATTGACTACGCTGCGGCACGCTACGCCTCAAGGTGGAGGCGCGCATCCGCGCAGGCTCGAGCCGATGGCGCATCGCGCCGTCTCGCCAAGCGCAGCGCCACCAAGGCCCTGAAGGGCTACGGCGGCATGGTCGCCGTCACAGAGGCCAGCGTGGCCTACAATTCAGCACGAGAAGCCGCGGCGTTCGACTTCGCGGTCCGCAGCCGAGAGACCGTGCACCTCGAGTGGTCCGCCGAACTCGACAGGCGCACGTGTCCGACCTGCGAGAGCAGGGACGACGAGCGCACCCTTGCCATTGTGGGCTGGGGAGGCGACGGGCCTGGGGCTGTGCACCCGCGCTGCCGGTGCACGTCACGAATCATCGTCGAGGGTCGCCGACGCTTTGCGGCCTAGGAATCAACCATGAAGATGATCTGCGCATGCTGTGGCACCGAGAACGCTCCCAACGCGGCCACGTGTGTGGCATGCGGCGAGGCATCTTGGGTGCCGTCTGCCCCCAAGCCACAACTATCCCTGGAGCCTGTCAAGGCCGCGCCAGCATCTGACCCGAAGCTACCACCGCATCCGCCAGAGATCGTCGACGAAGCCGTGGGCGAGCAGGACAAGCGCAGCCGCAAGCGCCGCCGCCGCGGAGGTGACAAGTGAGCCTGATGGGCGTTCGCGCGTCGCGGGCAAACGAGCCTCCGCAGCACGACGCCACGGCGCCATTCACCAAGATGCGCAATGTAACGATCTCAGCGGTGACCGAGGCGCATGCCGATGAAGCAGGAGGCGGCGCGCTCGATCTTACATCTGGCTGGACCGACCTGGACGCCAATGTGGCTTCACGTGTTCTGCTCATCACCCTAGGGGCAGGGAGCAACACCGACTACACGGTGACCGCCGTCGATGACGAGGGCGTGACCCACGTGGAGACGGTGAGCGTGGACGCGAGCGACAGCAACACGACCTTGCGCGGCTACAAGTCGATCACCAGCGTGACGACCGCTGGAGACCCCGGCGCAACGACCGAGTTCGATTGGGGCGACACCCTCGTGAGCCCACCCGCTCGCGGCATCCACGTCGGCACAGCTGGCGACATCGCATGCATTGCCGCCGAGGACAGCACTGCTGTCACGGTGCCAGACGTAGCTGCTGGGGTCTGGCCCGTTCGTCTGAAGCGCGTCAACATCACGAACACGACGGCGAGCGGCCTCGTGCTGGGCTGGTGATGGGCAACCAGAACGTTGTCGACGCCGCGGCCATGTTTGGATCGATGCACGCGGCAGCGTCTGCCGTCGTCGGTCAGAAGTACGAGCCGCTGGTCGATACGCCCATCGTCACGCCACCAGCAGACGCCAGCGATCGTACGGCACCTGTCACCACCTCGACACAGACTGACGAGGTAAATCTCGACACCATCACGGCGCAGCTCCGGTCGCGCCTCGACCACATCCACAGCGAGCTGCAGAAGCTCGAGGCGCTCGACGCAGAGCGCCGCAAGCTCGAGCGGCTTCTCGCCGCCATTGGAGACTGAATCATGCCCAACGTTGACGGCACCATCACTGGTGCGACCCTCCTCACCAAGTCCAGCAGCGGAATCGACGAGCGCGAGACCTGGCTCGTCACTGCCGACTTTGCGGCAGTAGCCGAATCGTCCGACGTGGCCCGGCTGCTCGACGTGGGCGCGGCACTCGATGCTCGCGCTCGCGATGGCAAGAGCCGCACCGTGCGATACGCCGGACCAGCGTTTGCTGGGCAGGAAACCGCCGATGGCGACCCTGCCTACTTTCTGGGCACCGACGGCTTCGCGCTGTCAGTTGCGAGCGACGACCTCTCCGGCGACCTTGGTACCGCAACCACGGTCGCGGACCGCACCGCCTGTACTGGCGTCGGCGTTCTCGTCGTTTGCGACGCCAGCTGACGTAGCGCCGCTCGCGGAGGCCCGAGCCTAACTGGCCTCCACCCCACCTCACTACGGCCACGCGCCCGGTCAAAGCGCGGAACGAGGACACATGAGCGAGCAAGCTACACCCGAAGACACCGCCGTTGCGCCCGATGCCAGCGTCGAAGCGGCCGACAAGACCCAGGCCACCGAGCCGCCCGAGGCCTCCAGTGCCGACCAGGGCGACGGCGAGATCAAGCTCACCAGCGAGCAGCTCAAGTCGCGCATCGACCGCGCCGCCAAGTCGGCGCAGTCCGACATGCTGAAGTCGCTCGGGGTCGAGAACGTGGACGACATCAAGGCGGCCATTGCGGCCAAGCGCGAGCAGGAAGAGGCCCAAAAGACGCTCGAGGAGCGGCTGGCCTCCGAGAGGCAGCAGCGCGAGGCGCGTGAGGCCGAACTCGCCATCTACCGCGAGACCGTGTCGCAGCAAGCACAGCAAGCGCTCGACGGGCTGAGCGACGAGCAGCGGGCAGCTGTCACCGCTATTGCGGGGGATGACTCCGCCAAGCAGCTGAGCACGCTAGCCGCATTGCGCCCGACGTGGGCTACAGCGCGTGACGAGCAGCCCAAGCCCCCACCGGCGAACACCGCCCCTCCGCGGTCCCAGCCGAACGACTCCGGGAACACGAGTCCCACCGACCACGCCGCCGAGTATCGACGGCTACGCACTGACCCGGCCAAGCAGGCCGAGGCAGCGCTCTACATGAACCTTCACTCTACCGCCATTCTCGCTGCGCAGCAGCAAGGCGGATGAACCGACGTCCCGGTCCCCTCGGTCTGGGAGCACACCTATCTGAGGTAACTACCCAATGAGCACGATCTCCCGCGCCTCGCTGCCCGAGGGCTTCTACGACTACACCGACGCCAAGCTGCTCTCGCAGCCCGAGCCCAAGTACATCTTCGCCAGGATGTTCCTGAACGCCCACAACATCGGCCTTGCGCAGGTGTCGGGCTTCGGCCTCCCGTTCCGCGACAACAGCGGCAACGGCCAGGGCTACATGGATGCCGAGCGTGACAGGCTGTCCCTCGACTCTGCCGAGGGCCGACTGAGCGCCGAGATGTTCGCCGTCCGCCACCAGTTCTCTGGAGGCGCTGGCCATACCGTCCGGTTCAACCGTCCCAAGTACGCCGAGACCACCTACACCCAAGGGTCGCGACAGGTGGCCACCGGGTCGACGATCAGCACCACGCCGATCAACGTCGGCAGTGAGCAGGTCTCGCTCACGGTGGGCAACTACGCCGGTCCCTACGACCAGTCCAACGGCCGCGTGGCACCTTTCGGGGTGGAGAAGTTCGACGCATCGATGGGCGTCCACGACCTCTACGCCATGGCAGGCGTGCACCTCGTGCGCGACTTCCACAAGTGGCTCGATGCCGTCTACGTCGCCATCCTCGACGACGGAACGACGACTGTCCGCCCTCAGGGGATCAGCGCCGACAACGACATGACTACCGCGGACCACCCGCTGACCTACGAGCAGATCTCGCGCGCCAACAAGACGGCCGACGAGGCCAACCTGCCCACCCTCGGCGACGGCAAGCGACTCATGGTGGTCAGCCCGACCGGCAAGAAGCAGCTCCGTGACGACCCGCAGTTCGCGGCGTACGCCAAGGAGAACATGAGCACCAACCCCCTTTTCCCCGGGTGGTTTGGCTCGACGGACGAGAACCACTTCGTCTGCTCGAACACGCTCAGCAAGACCGACAACAGCTCGAGCATCGAGATCCACAGCGCGAAGCTCATCGCCCCCGGCGCGCTTCTCGGTGGCATTGCTCGGGCCCCGTACGTCGCCGACAGCACCGACGACAACTTCGGCCTGACCAAGAAGGTCATCTGGCTCGCTGAGCTGGCCATGGGGCTCGCTGATCAGCGATTCTCGATCAACGTGAACCACACGGAGGACGCGTGATATGGGTTTCCCCATCCGACGAACGGTACTGACCGCTGACGCGGACGACCTCGACGCCATCACCGCCGGCGGCGGCACGGTCACTGGCACTGCCGTCAACATGACGGCGGTATCCCCGGGGACGCTCTGCGCCCTCGTGGAGGTGACCATCGCCACTGGTTCGCTCACCCTTTCCCCAAAGTGGCAGGTGAGCGACGACAACTCAACGTTCTACGACCTGCAGGAAGGCTCCGGACCTGCCCCCGTTGCCATCGCGGCAACTGGCAGCAAGGTGCTCTCCGCCCCAGAGGCGGCCCGTGCGTGGAAGTTTGCACGACCAGCCATCGCCACCTCGGCGCACAACGCGACGACTGGCGACACGTACAGCATCACCACGCGGTACGTGAAGCGGCAGGTCTTCGACGCCGGCTGACGCATGGCACTGCTGGACGCGGAGGTGTGGCGGCTCAAGTACGAGCTGGGCTACAACGCTCTCGAGATCGGCGCGGAGCCCTACGTGGGCCACTCGTCGCTCTTCGATCAGGTGGTACAGCCATACCTGAACGCGGGCGCCACCACGACCAGCAGCACCACTGTTGCTGCGGCCACGACTCCTACGCCGGTCACACTCACGCTTGCGAGCGTGACCGGCGTGGCGGCGAACGCGACGCTCGTTGTAGACGTCGACGGACGCCAAGAGCGTGGCACGGTGCAGAGCGTCACAGGATCTGATGTCACACTGTTGCTGTCGCTCGATCACACTGGGACCTACCCAGTGACGGTAGAGGGCGGCGAGACCATTGTGCGCGACGTCCTGAGGCGACTCCGAGCGATTGCGGACTCTTTGGCCAACGACGCCGTGTCGTCCGCCGGCGTCAAGTCAGTGGACGAGATTGAGTTCTTTGGCGAGGCCGAGATGGCTCGCGCCAACATGCTCCGCCGTGAACAATCGCGGCTGAGAGACGAGCTGGCTTCAGTGCTTGGCATCGTGAACCTCTGGGCCCGCAAGGCAAGTGCAAGCAGCCGTGTCGCCATTTACTGACATCAGCTTCTGCCCTGCTACCATGGTCTACGGGTCCATGTTGGCGGAGTGGATTCGGTCGGAGCATAGCGACGACGACGACGACCGCCTAGCGCGAGGGGTCGACGAGCTTTGGAGCGCCACCGATGACCGGGGGCGAGACATGCTCCTGCGGATGCTAGCCACGGTGCACTGATGACGTTTCGGGACGACCTGCGAGGCTTGGCCGAGTCGGTGCGGGGGATGGCTGCCGACTTTGGCGTGCGCTCATACAGCCTCACGGTCCGAACCACAACGTGGAGCGGCGGACAGCCTGGCCACGGCACGGCAACGAATACCGACACGGCCATCACTGAGAGCGGCTCCAACCCCAAGGTCGCTTTCGTCCAGACGGACGAGATATTCAGCAACGACGGTGCCATCGAGGTGGCTGAGGTCGGGCCCATCACGCCTGACCACCCCACGGGCGGCACCGCGATCTCAACGCTACGCCCTGCCGTCGCAGACGGCGACGGCGTTACGTACATCCTAGCCGGACCGCGCTACCCGAATGGCGCTGAGTTCGAGCTCGAGCAGCTCAAGCACCACCGAGGATACCAGTACTCGCTCGTTCTTCGGCGCTCCGCATAGCCATGTCTCTCGTGTCTCGATGGGGCGGCGTCATCTTCCCCGTCGAGGCGGGCGACCTTGACGCCAGCCAGCAGCTATACAGCGTTGGCGACCCAGCCAGGGATCGGCTCATCGCGCTGCTCAGTTCGGCGTTGACGGCCGAGCTGACGGCAGTGTGGGATCTGGCCAAGGCGGGCACGGCGCTGTCTGGCGCTCCAGTCGTTGGGTCCACGACGTACCGCGAGCCTGACATGGGGCTGCTGAGGTCGAATGGCACTGTGTGGCCTCTCCTTGCCGTGTATCGGACGGAGGAGCCGCAGGAGTACGAGTGGTTGACCATGTCGTACCGCAAGATCGCATCATCTTGGCGAGTCGACTACATCCTAGGCCCGCTCAACGAGGCAGGGCACCGTCGACTCGGTGGGATGCTCGAGATGGTTCCACGCGTAGTGGCTGACGTCGCGTGGAAGCGCGGTCACTCGTCTTACGAGTCCGGGACTATCCAGTTTGGCGACCTCAAGGGCGGGCTCGCTGGCATCGACGTTGCTCGACATCGCTCCGGCGTGGCCTCGTTTGGCGAGGAGGATAAAGGGATGCAGATCCCCGTCGTCGCCATCGAGCTGGACGTGCATGAGATCGAGGAGCCCAACTACTCTGCGCCGTCGGTGCCCTTTGAAGGCGCCGACTTTACTGGCGAGATCATGGACAACGAGTCGTGATCCTGTTCCTGCTCGGCATCTATCTTGGTGGCGCCATCGTATTCTGTGACTCAGCGATTGATGCTGCGAACAGCGGTAGCCTCCAGGACGAGCTGGAAACCCACGGGGCAGCGGTCATTGGGGCGGTGACGCTGCTAGTCATCGCTACGTGGCCCATTCAGATGATCCACGACCGACTGAAGAGCCAGTGATCACCAACCTCGCCCAAGTGAAGGCGGCCCATCGCCGCTTCCTCGAGGGGCACCGCCGTGCGACGCATGATGAGCTCGACCGCGCAGGAGACGAGGCGCATCGGCACGTCGAGTCCAACGCGAAGTTCAGGGACCGCAGCGGAAAGCTGAGGCGCTCGACCAACCACAGCGTGCGCATCGGCCGCAACAAGTCGCGGCTGCGCCTGAAGTGGTCGCCAAGATATGCCGGGTTCATCGAATACGGCACGCGAGCCCACGTCATCCGCCCGCGCCGCAAAAAGTTTCTCCGCTTCCGAGTAGGCGGGCGCGTGGTTTTCGCGCGCAAAGTCAATCACCCGGGCACCCGCCCGTACAAGTTCGGCTGGAAGGCGTCTCGAGCTGCGCACCGTGTTTTCGGGCAACGCATGCGGAGGCGAATGACCCAGCTCGCAAAGAGATTCTAATGCGACGATTCTGCGCCAAGGGGCGCCTGCTCGTACCCCACCCGCTTAAGCCGCGGCGCAAGGGCGAGGTGGCACACTACGTCAACCGCAAGGCGGTACAGGCTGACGACGGTCGGACTGCGTTTCCGGCCGTGTCGGAGCCGCTCGAGTACGACGAGGGCAGGCCTGAGCTGCGCGACATGGATCGTCGGCTCACCAAGCGAGTACGGCGCGACGGAGACCTATGGCCGTACGACCGGGAGACGGCTGCGGCCTGCGGCGTCCCGTTCGTACCGGTCACGTTCAACGATGGGGAGTGGGTGGCCTCCAGCAACATCAAGCCCGCAGCCAAGTCGGCTGCGGCCAAGAAGGCGACTGACTGATGGCCCAAATTCCTCTCTCTGGACTCCCGTCAACCTTCCGCGTTCCCGGGGGATACGTACAGCTGCGCGTGGCGCAGGGCCCGTCCAGCGCATCGGCTGGCGAGCGCGATGTGTGCCTCGTGATGCCCAAGCTGGCGGCGTCTGGCGCATGGTCTGCGAACACCGAGTATCGGATCCGCTCTGAGCAAGATGCGATCGACGGCGCCGGTGAGGGATCGTTCCTTCACATCGCCGCACGAGAGTTTCTGAGGCACAACAAGAACTCAAAGCTCTACGCAGTCCCCTACCTGCCAAGCTCCGCCACCAGCCTGGAGACGGCCGACCTCGACATCGTGGTCACCTTTGCGTCTGGCTCCAACCCCACGGCGGCTGGCATCGGAGCGGTCTACATCGGAGGGGAGGCGTGTTCGTTCAGCTACAGCACGGTGGACACCGCGACGACCATCGGCGACAGCATCGAGGCGGCCATCAACGCGCGGACCTGGCTTCCAGTCTCTGCGAGCAACACGAGTGGCACCGTTACGATCACCTGCAAGACTGCTGGTATCGCCGGTGGCGACGGTACGCGGCCAGTCGTGCGCGTTCGGATGGAAGTTTCGCCGTCCACGAACGTCACGCTACAGTCGGAAAACAGCCTAACGTCCGACTTCCTGGGGAACTCGTCCGGCCAGGCTGGAGTGGATGGCTCCACGACGGAGGCCTCCAATCTCAACACCGCCCTTTCGTCGCTCGACGTCACGCGTCGGTACTATGTCGTGACCTCGACCTACATGTCAGATGGTAGCGACGAGGGCTGGGACTACGTCAACTCGCACGTGGTCACGAAGTCAGCCCCGAAGCAGGGGCTGCGAAGCATTGGCGTCGCCGCAGCGGTGCACACCCTGGCTGACGTCACCGGAGACGTGAACTCGCTCAACAGCGAGCGATTCCGCGTAGCGTGGCAGAAAAACAGCGACAAGCACCCTGCACAGATCGCAGCGGCCTATGCCGCTATCCTTCAAGCGGGCGAGTCACTCGACGCCGCGTACAACTTCGACGGCTTCCGAGGCGGGCGACAGGACATCACCAACGGGTGGTTCATCCCAGCGGCTGCGGACAACGGCGACTGGCCGGACACCGATGACGTGAATGACGCCATCAACGATGGGATCACCGTCATCCAGTCCGACGACCTCGGCAGCTACATCGTCATGTCGTGCTGCACGCGTTCGAAGGACGCAGGTGGCACCGTGGACGACTTCCGAGCCACCGAGACGCATCGCGTGTCCGCCGCAGACTTCGTACTCGACACGCTGCTCCTCCGGTTCCGACTCGACTTCGCCAACTTCAAGCTGGCCCCTGACCAGCTCCTCGCAGATGGCGTGACAGTGGACCCTCGACAGCGGATCGCTTCGCGGACGACCACGCCATCCACGTTCAAGCCCTGGATGATCCGACAGCTGAACACATTCGGCCCCGCTGGCCGGGGGCTTCTCGTTCGGCTCACCGATACCGAGTCTGGGCTCGACGTACTTCTCGACCCCGACAACAGCGGACGGCTCGAAGTCGGCTTCCCGATGTATGTCGTGAATCTTCTCCACCAGGCGACCATTCGCGCCGACGAAGCTACGGAGGGCTGATCAATGGCCGAAATGCAAGACTACGCTGGGCTCGACCTATTCTTCAACGGGGCGCAGCTCAAGCAGATCAACTCCCTCGAGCTCACGCTGGAGAGCGGGCAGACGTCGATCGATCTGCTCAACGACGACCTTGGCGGATTCTCCCCCGGCGCTGGTCGCGCTCGGATCACCTGCGGGTTCGTCGTGCCCATTGGCGGCATGGAAGAAGATTTCACCGCGCCGCTCGACGACGGAGAGTACGTCGCCATGCAAGTTCCTATCGGCAACAAGACGTATGCTGGCACTGGTAAGCTCATCACCATGAGCATCAGCAAAGACGCCGGGGCTCCGCTGGCTGGAAACTTCGAATGGGAAGGCCAGCTGGAGAAGCTCAAGTAGTGGCACTGAGTTCGCCACCTCCACATGCCATCTCGTGGCGCTTCTGGCGCGCGGATGGCGCTGGATGCCGCGTGACGGCACAGACTTACTTTGAGGCACGATCCATCGCGTCGGTGCTTCTGCGAGAGGACCCGCTCAGGCTTTTTGGGGCCCAGGCGTAGGACTCACATAGGGGCGGAATGAAACCACCGAAAGATTTGGACGGTGCCGACCTGTTCCAGGCACTTCTTGAGGCTGCGCAGCCGAGTGACGTCGTGGACTATCCACGTGCCGGCCCTGACGGTCATCCCATTGGCAAGGTGCGGATCATGCTGCTTAGGCAGGAGGATCACGACCGGGCTCGCACGGAGGCGCAGCATTACGTGCTGTCTCTCCTGAAGAGCGTCCAGGATAAGTCGATGCGTAACACGATGTTTTCGTCCGACGGCATGACGGCGATCCTTGGCGACGCCACAGCGCGGAGTCTGCTCGCTCGCGCATGCCGCACGGTCGAACCAATCGCGAGGACGGATGGCAAGGACGCAAAGGACTACGGGCTGATCTTCCCCGATGGGGCAGCGCTCAAGAAGCTGCCAGCTACCGAGGTGGCCCGACTGTTCAACCTCTACCTGATGGTGCAGCACAAGTTCGGCGGCATCGAGGCGAACATAGGCGACGACGACGTGGAATCGTGGGTCGACTTGCTGATGGAGGGTGGGGAAGCCTACCCTTTAGAGCGCTTGCCCTTGGAAACCTTGGCCGAGTTGTGTCTCCGCTTGGCGTTGCAGGTGTCGGACCTCCGTGCGCAGGGATCGCCGAGTTCTTCGGGGTCCCCGTCAGGGACATCGTCTCCCTCCACCTCTACGCATGGCTCGCCTGCAAGCGCATCGTCGAGCGATGGGAGCGACGAGGACCACGAAGGCCTGTCATTCGACGAGGATGACGGCGGCATCGACCTCAGCGAGGTCGAGGGCATGTCCCTCACCGACGTACAGCAGCGCGCTTATCCGCTGATCAAGAAAGACTGACTCGTGGCCCTGCTCCAGTACGACATCAGCGTGGTGGGCGCGAAGAACGTCGAGCGAGCTCTTGCGAGCATCGAGCGGCGATTCGTGACCCACAACCGCAAGGTGTCGCGCACGCTTGGATCATCGGGCAAGCGGGCGGGGAATTACCGGAGCAACGCTGGTTCGGATGCCCGCGCAGCGGCATCAGCTCAGCGCCGCGTTCACGGCGAGCGGATGCAGCAGATCTCGCAAGAAGAGCGAGCACGCATCCGTGCAGAGCACCGCATTCATCGAATTGCGCGGCGAAACCAGCGGCGACGCGCGCGATCAAATCGACGGGCGCGCGTAGCCGAAGAGCGCGCCACTGCACGCGCACGCACTCAGTTCCGTGGCCAGGTCTACAGCAACATGCGAGGCACAGTAGGCAGCGTGGGGCGCTACGGACTCATGGCGGCATCGATGGGTGGCGGCCTTGCGCTGGCCGGGTCGCTGCAGTCGGAGCGCGACGTGGGCAAGCAGGCCATGGGGCTGGCCATCCAGGGGCAGCGGTCGCAGGGCAAGAGCCGCGGCGGGACGGTGCAGGACCGATACAGGCGCGTCCGAGGCACCGTCGGTGCGCTGGGACAGATGGGATTCGACCGTGATGGCGTCGTTCGTGCGATGCGCGGATACCAGAGCATCACGGGCGACTTCGACACCGCGAACAAGCTCGCTGGCGAATTCAGCAAGCTGGCCCTCTCGTCAGGTGCAGACTACGGCGACGTCGGAAAAACTGCTGGCGAATTCGACATGGCACTCAAGGGCCAGGGCATGGGCGACGCCACGAAGCGGCGCGCTGCCGTCAAAGACCTGATGCGCACGGCCGCGGCCAGCGGCGCGATGGGATCTATTGAGTTCTCAGAGCTCGCTGGCATCTCTTCTCAGCTGGGCGCATCTGGCGCTCGCTACACTGACATGGACCCGGTTGAGCGCATCAAGTATGCGCTCAGCGCCGCGCAGCTGGCGAAGATGGGTGGGGCATCGAGCGGCGCCGAGGCTGGCACGGCGCTGATGCGGTCCAGTGACGACATTCTGAAAAATAGCGGAAAGTTCAAGAAGCTCGGCATCGACACGGGAACTTACGACGACGAAGGCGTGCGAACTGGCACCAAGAACCCGATCCAGCTGCTCGCGGAGACGCTCAAGAAAACGAAGGGCGACGTGGGTGTGATCTCTGATCTGTTCGGTATACGAGGAGCGAAGATCGGAGAGAACCTGATGACCCAGGCGAAGGCTCAGGGCGTCAGCATCGAAGACCTTCTCAAGCCCTTCATGAATGCCACGCTCACGGATGCGGAGCTGGATCGCGACACGGGCGCTGCGCTCAGCACAACGGACGCAAAGATGACCGCGGTTGCCAACAAGTTCAACGAGCGCCTAGGCCCCAAGATGGCGCAGCTTCTCGAGAAGCTACTGCCCGCCTTTGAGAAGCTGTTTCCGGCTGTCGAGAAGGCCGCGGACATGTTCGTGCGATTCGTCGACTGGTTCTCCGACAACCCAGTCAAGGGGGTTGGGGCTGTCATTCTCGCCGCGGTGGCGAAAGACGTAGGCTCGGCCGCCATCGGGCAGACGATCAAGAGCATACTCATGAGGAGCGCGGCGCCAGGGATTGCTCCGAAGGGCGCACCTAACGGAACTCCCACGGCGCTCACCACGAGCATTGCCGGCACGGCCGGCATCACGGCCGGCATCTATGGCGCCTACAAGGGGTCAAATATAGCTGGCGACGTCTACAAGGATGCCGGGTTCGGCGACACCCTGTCGAAGGGGCTTGGCGCGCTACAGGGATACGGCGCGGTCCTGACCGCCGGCACGTCAGCGCCCATAGCCGCGGCAAGAAGTGCCATCACCGGTGAGAGCTTTGAAAACGCGTTCTTCGGCGGCAACCCGGCGAGCGCCAAGATCGACACGAGCGGGCTGGACAAGATGGCGGCCCAGGCCCAGTCGGCGCTCACGAAGGCCGCTCAGGACCTGAGCAGCTCGGCAGAGGCGATCAAGTCCAACTCCAGTGGCAACGGCGCGACGGGCGTACCCAACCGAGGCAACTCCCCAACGGCACCCTGATGGATCCCAACGACGTCCTATCGCGGCTGCCCATCGCGTCGTGGCGGGGCATCGAGGTGCCACTGCTGTCGCAACAGGCCCGGTTCGATCAGGACCAGGCGCGCCACGTCTACCAGTTCCGAGACAACGCCGTCATCGAGGCGCTAGGCTCGCGCAACTGGGACATTCAGTGGGTGATCCCGTTTCGCCAGGGCATCGCCATCGAGCCGTTCAGCGAGCTGTTCTTCGATGTGCTCCCCCGGTTCCTCGATGCGGTACGAGACCGCTCGCCGGGCGACCTGTACGACCCCATCCTCGGATACTACCGATGCCGCGTCACGTCGGTGGACGAGCAGGCCGTCCCAGGCACGCGCGATGGCGTCGACGTCACGGTCGGATTCATCCATGACCCTGAGCCGGGCGAGCTAGATCTCCCTGGCGCCGACCTCTACAACATCCCATCGCTACAGCAGGGCGCTGGCGCCCTCGACGCTGAGGTAGGGGAGCTGTTTGAGTCCGACGACCGCCCGCCACCCGAGCCCACTGTGGACCCTCTGCGGGCCATCGCAGGGGCTGGGCAACAGATCACGCAGAACATCAACCGCGCACAGGCGAACGTGGCAAACTTCCAGAACCGCGTCCAGACGGTACAGGAAACGATCGAGGACCTCGAGCGGCCCGACCTCGCCCCGCTGGTGCGCTCCGCTCGACGGTTGCGGGCCAATGCTGAGTTCGCAAAGGATCGCGTGACGAATCCACTGGGGATCATTCGGAGGATCACCACCACGGTGGCCAAGAGCGTCGCAGCCGTCGCGGCCGAGCTGGCAGTGACGCCAGGGGACCTGCTCAAGCTCAACCCGAACCTGGCCACGTCGCCGCTCGTCCCGGCCGGTACCGTCGTAACCTACGAGGACACCAGTGGCTGATGCTGACAGCATCGACATTGTGCTCACTGATGAGGGGCGATCACTCTCGCAGTTCGTCAAATCGTACACCTTGGAGAGCGATTACACCGTCGCCACGGATGGGTGGACGGTCGATCTTTTCTCGCCCAACCCGGGTGACTTGCTAAACCTCGAGCTTCAGCCTATCGAGATTCTGATCAACGGGGCCTCGCAGGTTGTCGGCAGGGTCGAGGTAACCGACGCAGGCGGCGACGGGACGTCGATCACCATAGCCGGTCGCGACTACATCGCGGACCTGGTCGAGTGCCACATCGATCCGTCATTCAAGACCAACCCCGGCGAGACGCTCGACTCTGTGCTGCTGCGCGCATGCGGCCCCGCTGGCATCAATGGCGTGGTTGACGATGCTGACGTTGGCATGCGAGACATCCGCAGTCGCTTTGGGACGCAAGGGCGCCAGCCCCCAGTGGGGATGGCCAAAAAAAGCGCAGACGAGCTGAAGGCCGAGCCAGGCATGGGGCTCTTCGACTGGTGCAACCGCGCCGCTGCTCGCATCGGCGGGGCGACCATCCAGCCAGGAATCGGGCGAAACCAGCTGGTGCTGTCCAAGCCTTTCTACGAGCAGACGCCCAGATATGGCATCACACGACGTCGGTTGAACGCGCGAGCGAACAGTAACAACGTCATTGAGACGCGCGCGACGCAGGATCTGTCTTCGTTCCCGACGCACGTTGTGGCGGTCGGCAAGGTGGGCAAGACCGGCCGCACCAAGCAGACCACTGGCGTCAGCACGGACGCGGCATGGCTCGGCTCTGACGCTGTCGCGGATCGCATCTACCGCGGGCGCCACAAGCCAGACCAGGGCCCTCGACCCGGCACCGAGCTCTACCGACTCAGGTATCTACGCGATGAGGACTGTCGCACCGAGCTCGAGCTGAGCAACCTGGCTGCTCGCCACCTGAGCGAGCACCTGCGTCACAGCCTCGATTACCGCGTGACCCTGAAAGGGTTCACTGACCCCGGCACGGGGGCAATCTGGGCAGTAGACACGATGCTCAGCGTCGATGACGAGGTGCGCGGCATTCGCGAACCTCTGTGGGTCGCCGCACGAACCTTTCGATACGCCGCTGGCAACGGAGCGACCACCGATCTCCGATGCTGGCGCCCGTGGTCCTACGTTATCTGACTCGCTCCGGCCTGCCCGGGAGCCATCGACGCCGCTGTCCCGCCCCCACGTGAGCGCGTCGTAAATCCCGGGCACTTTTTACCATGCGCCGACCAGAAGTAGCCCACATTCGCGAGGGCGCTCGCGACCAGACCACGAACCTGCCGACCTACAACGCCTACTTGCCCATCGACGGGCCAGGCGACGAGGAGCGGTTCGGGGACATCGACGCCATCCAGGCGCTGGGCGTATCCTCGATTCCCTTCCCAGAGACCGATGAGGGATACGCCGAGGGCGTCGTGCTGCGCGGCTGTGGCGGCTCCGTGGGATGCGTGGTTGGTGGCCGTGACGAGCGATGCGCCAGCGTGTACGCAAGCCTGAAACCCGGCGACTCGTGCCTCCACAGTACTGACCCTGACGCGGCGGCGCAGTTCCAAGCCAAAGCCACGCGCCAAGCCGTCATGCTCACTACCGCAAGCGATGGCAGCACGATGCTGAACATCCTCGACGGCAAGAATGACAAGGTTCAGATCGCAGCGTTTGGTGGCATCATCCAGATGACTCCAGACGCAATCACCATCACCGGGCCTGGCGGTGCCAGCATCATCATGCAGGGCGACACCGTCGTTGTGCAGGGCAAACTGAGTTCATCCGCTGGAGCGGCCCAGCCGATCATGCTCGCAAGCCCGTTCGCTTCCACCTTCGCGGCGGGCGTGGCTACGGCCGTCTCGTCGCTTGGGGCAGCGGCGCCGGCCACGACCACCCAGGTGGCAGCCGCTATCTCTGCGCTGGGGTTGGCTGTCGCAAACGGGCTGTCAGCCTACAGCACCAAGGTCACCAGCGGGCAATGAGCTGCAACCTCACACTGCCTATTCCGGCGCTCCCGATTCCGTCTCTGTCGATCCCGACCTTCCCAGCGCTTCCCATCTTCAGCTTTGACACGGACCTCCCTGGCATCCCGCCCGTGCCCATTCCGGCACTCCCGATCCCGTCTCTGTCAATCCCCCCCTTCCCGTCGCTACCATCTTTCTCGTTCGACTTGGGCCTGCCTGGGATCCCGCCGATCCCCATCCCAGCCCTCCCGATCCCGTCGCTCACTACACCCGCCTTCCCGTCGCTGCCACTCTTCGACATTCCCTGCCCGTTAGACTGACATGCCTGTCACTGGTGCTGCCGTTGGACTCGACCCCATGGGCTTCGCGCCCATCACGGAGGCCACAAAGCCTGAGCGCATCGAGGGACCCCTCGTGCGTCATGTCTCGCCGGGCACGGGCGACTATGAGCTTACAAGCGGCGGGCGGCGATTCAGGCGCACAACGTCAATCCGGCAGCGCGTCTACCTCGCGCTTGCTACTCGACGCGGCGAGTCGCCGACGCTCCAGGGCTTCGGACTCACACTGCCAGGCCGCATCAACGACGGGGCCATCAAGGGCGAGGTGCGGCGCGCGCTCAACCAGCTGGCCGTAGTCGAGCAGGCCATCAGTATCAGCAGCATTGTGGTGACCGACGACGGAACGCTCGGCCGCATCAACATCCACATCGTCTACGTGCCCGTCGGGCAGCGCGAGACAGAGTCCGTGACCTTCACGCTATGACCATCCTCAAGGCCGGCCAGACTTACACTCCGCGCAACTCTGCGGAGATCGCGCAGGACTTCCGCGATGACATATTGCTGGAAGCGCGCGCGGCAGGCTACGACGACCCGCCCATCGAGCCTGGCACGGACTGGTGGATCCTGTCGCGCGCCCTCGGCGCTATGGCCATCCTCGTGCACGGCAACGTGAGGGTTAGCGAAGACAACTCCGACGTCTTTAGCGCCTCCGGCGAGGCTCTGGACAATATCCGCGAGGCCGAGGGGCTGCGCATCGTCCCGCCGGCGCCGTCACGTGGCAGCATAGACTGCGACGTAGTAAACACCGTCGTGGTGCCCGCTGGACTACAGGGAACGCTTCCGAATGGCAAGCGATTCAAGACTACCGCGACGAAAACGCTTGAGCCGTCCCAGGATATCACCCTACCGGTCATCACGATCGACACGGGCAAGGATACTCGCACCCCCGGGGGGACGACGGGCCTGTCACTCGTCTCCCCGCCGGTCAACCTTGGCACCAAGGCTACGGTCAGCACGGGCGACCCGCTCACGGGCGGCACCGATGGCGAGAGCGACGAGCAGAAGCGCGCGCGCATCCTGAACAAGAGGCAGAACCTGCCAGCTGCCGGCAACTGGGCGGCCATTCGTCAAACCGGTCTCGAGGTGTCGAGCGCGGTGCAGGGGATCTTCGTCTACCCCGCGCTCGGCGGGCCGGGATCGCGCAAAGTCGTGGTCACGCGTGACATCGACACCGTCGTCAACGACTACTCGCGCGTCCCTGCCACCGACCTCGTCAACAAGGTCCGCACCGCGCTGTTCGCCTTCCTTCCGAGTGAGACAGAGACCGTGGTGCAAGCCGTGGCCGAGGAGACCACCAACGTCACGGTGCAGCTCACCATCCCCGAGTCTGTCGGGGCCGGTGGCAACGGGCAAGGGTGGGTGGACGACGCCCCGTGGCCGCCGCTCAACAGCGCGGACCAGGTCACCATAACGAGCATCACTGGTGCGAGCATCACGGTAGACGCCACGACCGCGACGAGCCCCATCGCGGGCAACACCACCGTCGCTTGGTGGAGCACCGTCGATCAGCGATTCTACACGCGTGAGGTCATCTCCGTGTCGGGGTCGTCTGGCGCATGGGTGCTCGGCCTTGACGCGGCACTGGTCGATAGCAACGGCAGCCCAGCGTCGACCGGCGAGTACATCAGCCCCGCAGCACTCAACATCGAGCAGTACGGCATCACGTTTCGCGACTTCATGCGAAACCTCGGCCCAGGTGAGAATACCAGCGACAGCAACCGGCTCCCGAGGGCAGCACGCCACCCGTTCACCGACGACGAGTGGCCCAGCGAGCTCGGGCTACGCGCACTCAAGGCGATGCTCGATGATCACACCGAGATCAGCGATGCCGCCTGGGTCAACCGCAGCAAGTCGTCCCCAACTGTGCCTGGCAGCGTAAGCACCGCGCCCAACATCCTCACCCTGAACCACTTCGGGATCTACAAGGACACCTGATGGCCATCACCCCGACAGGCGCCCCGGTTTGGGTCAAGATCAACGACCACGCCACCTACGGTGGGCGCACCGACAAGCGAAACTTTGCCGGAAAGTCGTCGGTGAATGCACAGACCGACCTATCGGCCGAGGAGTGGGTGCGCGCCTGTGCCGATCTTGGAGCGGTGTCGCGCACGGCATCGCTTGCGACCATCACATACACTGCCGACGATACGGGCAGCGCAGATCCAAGCATCGACAACATCGTCAGCATGGTTGCAGCCCCGACGGCTACGCGCGTTTCCGATGGCGTGACCAGGCTGACGTGGGCTTCGTCCTACACCGATGAGTATGGCGTGTCCGGGAGCGTGAACATCATCGGTGTCAATGTCACGGTGCATGGCACGTCGGCTGCGGTGGGTACCTTCAACCTTGAGGACCCTGACGCCGACGGAAACAACGAGCGCATTCGCATCACCATTTTTGACGCGAGCGGAGTGGTCACCGACGCCACCGTGTCGGTTACCGTCTACACGGGGCCGGCCTGATGTTCGGTGGGTTTGCTCCGCTTCCGCTGCGACTGACCGAGGGCGACCCGCGCGACGTGTGGACGCCTGCGCAGCACGCTCGTTTCTGCAGTGACATGCGCAACGCTGTGTTGACGGCACCACTTGCCCTGCTCCGGTACACTGGCGGCACGAGCCCTGTCGTCGACTCCTACATCGCGCAGGACGGCGTGGCCAGTGAGCCCAGCATCGTCAACAACGGCGACGGCGACCAGACCATCACCTGGCCAGCAGCCATCACCGATGAGTTCGGCGATGTTGAGGGGTTTCAGATCCGGCACGCTCGCGCGACGGTGATGGAAACCAATCCGCCCATATCATTCTCGGCTGCCGGCTGGACGCCCAATGTGACCATCGTGTCGAGCCGAGCCGTGCGTGTGCGGACCTACGATTTCGCGACTGGTACACCCAAGGCTCGCACTGTCTTCCTGGTGATCTACTGACATGGCTGCGGGCGACATCGTTCTCACCGGCGGGCCAGCGTGGACGCGGAAGCGGAAGATCGGCCACTACGGTGGGGCGCTCGACAAGGCATCTTGCACGACGGAGCAGATCCCGTACGCCCACACATGGTGGAGGTCGCTCCAGACATTCCGCGGCAGCGCCTACACCAAGGCCAGGGGTGCACTGGTCGACGTCGAAAACGTCGCCATCGCTAGACTGTTCGCTGGCCTCACCCGCACCGCGGAAAAGCTCCGCTGCAACAGCAACCCGCTGACCGCAGCAGAGCGCATCGGCTACTGGGTGCGCTATCAAGCTGTCCCGCTGCTACCAGGTGACACGATGCAAGACGTGCGAGTGCGATGCGCGGCCAAGTACGGCGCCGCGATGGGCCCGACCGAGGGCAACGTCGACCGTGTTTGCGAGCGGCTGCTGGGCGCCAACTTCGTGCGCACGTGGCGCTTCCGTGGTGCCGACCTAGCGTCCCCGCCCACTCCCACCTATTGGCCTGGCGTCAATCCGGGGCCGAGCGACCACGACCTTGGCGGCGGAACGTGGTTGTCACCACGATGCAAGTTGACCGTCGAGGTCCGCCAACTGCCGGGGCAGAGCGACAACGAGTGGAAGCAGCTCGCACGTCGCGCCCTCTTCGACATGCTCGATCGCGCCATCGACTCGCACGCCACCTTCACTGTCGGCACCGGCGTTGGCTTCACACTTGGGGTTTCGCGACTCGGCTATGACCTACTAGGACCATAATGGGATACACTGATCCAAAGTCTGGCGGATACAGCGATGGGGAACCATTGCCGGCCGCGCATCTCAATGCGTTCCGTGACGCGCACGACTCGGCTCTCTACGGCGATACGCAGATGTCCACTGGGCAGTACGTATCATTCTCGTTCGCGTCGTACGCTGGAACGACGCCATTCTCCGTGACGACGGCCATCGCTAGGCTCAGCGGCGCTATATCCACCTCTGGGCTTGAGGTGGCTTTGCCAACGTCGTCGGTTCCGAACGGGGCAAGGCTGTCTGTTGCCTGTGTTGGGAACGGATCTGGTGGGTCGAGCTACGACATCCGCTCAGGCGCGACTTCGGTTGTCAGCCTCGATGGCACCGCGGTTGGCGGAGCCGAACTCTACTGGGACGGGTCCCAGTGGAGATGCTCGACGGTGTCCGGTGGCGCATCTAGCGCCGTTTACTGACCCATGACGATCACCGCAACAACGGTGCCCACCTACCCAGTGCCAGGGCAGGATGTGAAGACCACGTTCAGCGGCGGGACCACGGGTAACGTCATCCGACTGCGCTGTATCGGCGCACCCAGGACGTCGAAGCTCGGCGCTGAGTTGGCATCTCTGCGCGAGACGGCCACCGACGAACCGAGCGCTCCGGTGGTCGATGTGCCAGTGGGCACGGTGTGGGGATACACCTTCGACCAGCCCGGCACGTACACGTTCAGGGCTCAGGAGTTTACGACGCTCACGGCATCTTACGGCGGTGGGTACGCTGGGTCGACGGACGCGTTTCAGGAGCGGACGAAGGTCGGCACCGAGGACGACATCATCATTCACGTGAGCCAGCGCATGACGGCACGGCTGACGTCTCGGCTTGGTGACGCGGCCACGTTGGTGCTCTACGTCAACAACGCGACCATTCGCGCGACCACGCCCAAGACGCACGGGATCGACGTCGGGTTCACGCCGCGAATAGACGAGCCAGCTCGACGTGGCGCACTAGCCATCGACGGCGGCAACATGCCGACCAAGCTGGCGGCACTCGTCGGTGAAACGGTCGCTAACGCATTCGACGTCGGAGCCCTCGCGCTGGAGCTCTCCGACGACCTGCCGGCGCACTTCGTTTTGACGACGTCTAGTACCCACGCCAACGCCGACAACGACAACGGCGGCACACTGACGGTGCTACCTACGGCAGCCGGTGAGTTCGCTGACCCGGTGACGCTGTCGGAGACGGGTCGACGCCTTATTCAAGCGTACAGCAACCACGTCCGAAACCTGGACGACAACGGAGCTGCGGCTAGCTCGGCATACCACGCCAGCGCCACATACGACGACCTGCCAATAGCGGCCATCCCGGCCGAGGGCGACGCGGTCATGGCACACCTGGCCATCGCAGATGTCTACAGGCTCTACACCCTACACATCGCAAACACCACGGCGCACGGGGCTGCTGACGTGACAAATACTATCGCGGCCACAGTGCCTGAATTCACCGACGTGTGCCTGGAGTTTCTTCGGCTCGTGCGCGGTGACCCAACGGCCACGGCCGCCGGTGACCAGTCGGGCGCGGTGTCGCTCGAGCGCAACGGATTTACGAGGGGCAACTAATGGCCAGCAGCGCGGAGTTTGAGATTGACGTAGACGGTGGCGGATACGCTGCGAGTCCACAGAACGCATCTGCGGGATCTACCATCACGTGTCGACTCATCAGCACGTCTGGAATCCTCCCGAACCAGATCAGTTGGTCGGTCGTGGGGACCAGCGGTGAGACCGCACCGGCGCTGACGACAGCCGGGGTTCCCGTTGGGCAAACCGTGTCGTTCACGATGCCGTCCACCGAGGATGGGTCGGCCGTCGGCATTCAGTGTGAGGTCAACGGTGGCACCGACACCACCGGTCGCGCGGCCGACACCTACAAGGGCGCGGTCTACGTACTCGACCCCAACGCTCGGCGCCCATTC